TGTTCGCTCTTCTTTCAAGCAATTCTTTAACTTCTGCCATCATATTACCTCCTTCTTGAATAGAAGTTCCGCCTTTCGGCGAAGTATTTTGAGTCTTGCTTGTCTTTGTGAGTCTTCTTCCCACGGTTCGGCTTCTGGTGCGAGCTTATCTGACACGTCGCCTGGGTCTACCCCACGCTCTTCGAGCTTTCTTATGTGCTCTTCGAATACTTCTTTTGCGCTTCTCACGCCAACGGAAGTTGAAGGATACGCCGGGTAAGTCACGGGAGATACATCATATAACCTCGCGACCTTAATGATACGCCTTAGTGGCATATCTCTTGAGTCGTCCCACTCCTCTTTACCGCCCTCCATCGAGAAGGAAAACGAGGACTGGTCGACTTCACCTCGCCGGATGAGCTCCACTAAGTCTCGCCCTGCTGTGGTCTTCATGTTCGGCGTGAACTCGTAGCGGAGGCCGTAGTCATCCTCCCACACTCGAAGGGTGTTATTCTTCGTTCTAGCTACAATTTGGCTTGGGTCATGGTTGAATAATGCACGGATATCGGTTGCCTGAAGAGCATCACGGAATGCTCCAGGAAGTATTATCTCCTTGAAACCGTAGAGCTCTTCTGACAACTCGTTAAACCTCGCTGCGTAGCCTGAAATTACAGGTGCGGCGTCATCATCTCGAAGCTCAATTGCGGTGTTAATATATCTACGTTCGAGGTTTTTGCCCATTTGCATCATCTCCCTTCTGCATTATATCATATAATTGTATTCACGCAATAGATATCATATTACCATTCACCAAATATTTATCCCCTCCTTCTTCTTCTGGTATCGGATTCATGTTTTCAAGTTCTCGAATATCATTGGCCGAAAGCCAGCCATTCTGCCGGCCAGCTTGGTAGTATTGCGCCCTAGTAGACATATCCCCTCGCAAAAGCCCATCGAGTAAAAGTTCGGCATAATATTTTGACTTTTCGGCTGGTCGCAATATTTGCCGATGGATTGCTTGCTCCCAGTTTACCGCCCGTGGCCTAATACAGTCCATGACAAACTCTATCGACTGATGTTCCACATTCGAAAAAGTCGCTCTATCTAATGAAGCTATCTTATGAGGTGGCACGCCGAAGAAGCGAGCTACTTCTTCGACCTGATATTTACGAGTTTCAATGAATTGCGCATTTTCTTGAGGAATTGTGGTTTGATGAAATTTCAGCCCTTCTTCCAAGAACATAATGCGATGTTTATTACTTAAGCCCTCATATTGCTTTCTAAATGACTCCTCAAACCGCTTTTTGGCCTCATCGGATAATTTTCCGGGCATTTCGACAATGCCGGATGCCACAGCTCCATTGCTGAAAAATTCTGCACCATAACCTTCGGCGGCTAAAGCCAATGCGGCTATTTCACGAGCATACTTCAGAGGCGGATAGCCCAAAAGACCGTCTCCGAGGCCCCGCAAGTGTAATATTTCATAGTCCAAAAGCGTACGAAACTCGCCGCCGGGCAAAGAAACGTCATAAACGAGCTTCTGGTTGCTTGAATTTCGCCTAGGACGTACATTTACGGCCGGTATTGGCCACATTTCTATCACACGACCGGCGTTATCTCGAACGATGTTAGCGTATGCGTTGCCGAAAAGCTCAAGTTGATATTGCATGAATTTGCGGAAGTCGAAGCTTGTCATTTCGGGGTTTGGCTCGTATTGAAGCACGTTATACAAATAGTGGTCACGTGCACGCTCTCTTCCCCGCTCTTTTCGTTCGTACACAGGGAAAGGGAGAGAAGCTATTGTATTCGAGATTAAATTTATGCATGCATACACAGCCGAAACTTTGAGCATGTCGTCTTCTGTGATATGCAATCCCGACAAAGACATACCACCGGATAGAAAATCGGTCAGCCATGATGGCGGGTTACCCACATTGCCCGGTGACGCTCGTTTACCGATTGCCTGTTTTATTCTCTGAATTATCCCCAAAACTACACCTCCTTAAATCGCCACTACGCCTCGTGTTTCGTACACTGATACTTGGTGATCTTCTGCATGCTGCCAAGTAGCAATTGCAATTATCAAGCTTACTGCTGGGTCTATTCTCTCGGTCGCCTTATTTTTCATTGGCCGGATATTGTCATTTGGATCTGATACCACCACAACATTATCCGCCGCCCAACGTAAGACGGGGTTACCTCCGTGACTTAGTTTGCCCTCCAATATGCGCCGCTCAAGCTCTTTACAGGCCGGCGATAATGTTTGAAAGCCCTGACGTATCGGTATGACCGCCATTCCGTCTTCCTGTTCGAGCTGAATTGCTAATTGTGTTGCGTTCCAAGGGTCATACCCCACAACTTGAAGCCCAGGATATTCCGCTTTAATATCGTTTATCTTCTTACGAATAAAGCCATAGTCGACCGCATTGCCGGGCGTGGCCGTGATCCACCCTTGACGCTCCCATTGAGAGAACGGAATGCGGTCTCGCCTTTCTCTCGCTATCATATTTTCTTGCGGTATCCACGACCAATTAAGAACAGCCCCTGTCTCGGGACAAAAAAGTGAAGCACTCGTTATATCGATCGTGCTCGATAAGTCGAGACCAAGGTAGCATGGCGCACCTCGGGGAATGATCGGCTCATCGCTACATGCGTCCCACTTCTTCATGTCGATCCACCGCGTCTCCTGAGTCGTCCATTGGTTGAGATATAGTCGCCTAAATGTGTTCTGATATGCCGGAATCTCGAGTGCCTTTCTACATTCTTGTCTCAAAAAGTCAAGTTTTATTGACACACCCAAATTCGGGTTAACCACCCTCCACACCCGCTCATCCGTCCAGTCCTCATCTTGCCCGGCCGAGTAGATGATCGGCAAAAATGTCTTGTCCTTCACTATTCCTTCTGTAATTTTTCTCGCATACTCGTGCTGCTCCCAACATATGCTGTTTCTATCATATCCTGCCGTGGTAATTGCAAGCATAAGCGGTTGTCGTCGTGCACCCATCGACGTTTGGAGGACGTCCCATAATTCTCGGTTTGGCGCTACGTGGAGCTCATCATATATCACCGCATGAGCGTTGAAGCCATGTTTGCTATATGCTTCAGCCGAGATGGCTCGGTAAAAGCTGTTCGTCTTATAGTATACAATTCTTTTCTGTGATTCAATAATCTTACATAACGAAGAAAGGGCCTTATTATGCCTTACCATCGAGGCCGCCGCATTGAACACGAGCGATGCTTGCTCACGATCGGCCGCTGCCGAGTATATTTCCGCTCCCGGCTCACCGTCGCCAAATAACATGAACAGAGCTATCGCTGCCGCTAGCTCCGTCTTCCCGTTCTTCCTTGGTACCTCGATGTATGCAGTACGATATTGTCTCATACCATCCCGTTGTACTCTCCCGAACAGCTCCCGGATAATTTTCTCCTGCCACTTTTGAAGGTTGAAGGGCTGACCCGCCCACTCTCCCCTTGTGTGTGTAAGACGGGAGATGAATTCAACGGCCCAGCCAGCCTTCTCCTTCGAAAACATTACATCACCCCGTCTGCTCCTTCAACTTCAGCAAGAAGTCGTCGTCTTCTCGTTCGCTCGGTAACTCCATCCTTGCGCGTGACGCTGGAGTAAGCCCAAACTCGGCGCAAAAGGCCCTTATTTGCTTCAAACATTGGTTTGCGATACCGACTTCGGCATGCTGCTGACTGTAAACGTACACTTGTCCGCCTGAGTCGACCTTCTTTGTCCTATAAGTCGTACCATACCGCTGTATAAATTCTTCGGCTTGTTTCCATTTTGCGTAACTTTGGCAATATGCAGCAAGGGCAGTCCTATCGAGCACGGTCAAGAGACCAAGGCGGTTTAACTCCGGAGCGACACGGTTCCACTCCTTTTTGGCTTCTTCCATGAGCCATTCTGGGCATTCCGGCAATGATGGGTCTGGTTTTGGCTCATTTTTCGGTAATGGTCGTTTAGATGGGTTGCCTTCTAAAATTCTTAGTGCCGTCGGCTTTCTCGGTGGCCCTGGCATGTATACACCCCCCCATTTCTATCCTGCGAAATTTTGCGTGAAGGTTGGCGCCGTTGTTCCGAAGCGCACGTTCTAGGGATTTACACCCCCCTACCCTCTGAATGCTTCCTGTTATGACATGCCATACATAATGACTGTAAATTATCCCAATCCCACATTGATCCGCCATCAGAAACGGCTTGAATATGATCGACCAGGTATGCCGGTGTTATTCGTCCATTCCGTTCACATTCCTCACATAGTGGATGGCTTTGCCTGTATAGCTTCGATATCTTCTTCCATTGCTTCGAATAATATAACTTATCTCGCTCTGGCCGGCTCTTATTATATATCTTATTCGTTTGTCTTTCTCTTTGTTTCATAAATTGCTCGCCTGGTTTTCGTGGCATATCTTTACCTCGACTGTCATATTGACGACATTATATCATATTCTTACTTAACTATCAAGTGAAGTAGCATACAACATACGACGCTTACATTTCGTCATTTA